GACCGCTATGGAAAAGATCAAATGAAGATGCTGTGAATCCTTTGATCATGCTTCTGTTCCGCCGGGAGGTGTTAGGTCAGGTGTAATACAATGTAGTGCGACGTATCCTGGATACAGATTGTTTGCTGTAGCAATGCCTTGCTCACAGTTGTCGAACTCGCCTACCTTGGTAATGTCCCACGGCTGATACGCCATGGTCATCCAAATATATACTACAAAAATTTTCATTACGTTCTCCTTGTTCCGTCAAATACACAGACAAAGTAAAGTTCTACTGTATCTGAATGGACACGATGAAATACTCCATCTTCAATCAACACAGTGTCACCAGCAGTTACCGGAAAGGTTTTGTCATCAAGTTCCATTGTTCCGTGCCCTTCTAGGAACATATAAACTTCTTCCTGTCCTTCGTGCTTATGTCCGCTTGTGCTTTTGTGTGGATTGAGTCTTGTGCTACTCACAACTAAATTGTTTAGAGTAGTATTGTCTTTAACGATATAACGATCATCGTTTTTTACAACTGTTCCTTCTATACTAGAACTTTTAAATTTCATATTCTTTCCCATACATTATCTGCTGTAAATCTAAAACTACCTTTCCAATCCCAATATGTAACACGCTCTGGTTCAACTATACTTAAAAATAATTTATCATCGGAACCTACATATAAATGATAGACTTTTCCTACAACAGGAATAAAGTTATATTTTGCATTATATACTAATTCAGTATCTTCTGCAAGAGAAACCAATTTAAAATATTGCCGTTTTAGATCTTCAAACCGTGTCTCTAAATGATGTGTAGCATTTACTCCACGTTCGTTCTTATGTGCTAAGACGTTAGGAATGGTAAATGCAGGAGCACCTACATTACTTGGATAAGGTAGCGAATGCGGATTATCTGCTACATTGTCTGGCTTCTTAGAGATCTCCGTCCTTCCTATTTTCTGAATAGTGAACATCAAACTCTCCGCCTGGGTAACGTGCTTTTAGTTTGTTTACGTTTTCAGCAACTACCTCGTTTGGATCCAAGCCCAAACTACGGCAAGCATTAACCCAATACCACATAATATCACCAAGTTCTCGTTTAGCGTGAAATACAGTTTCATCGTCCAATGGTTTACCTTGGAAGATACATTTTTTAACAATTTCAGCAAATTCGCCTCCTTCTGATGCCATACCAATTGCACCTGTTAATAGCAATGCTACATTGACATCGGGGTTGTTTACCTCAATGTCTTTTACTCTGTAGAACATTTCTGATAGTTGATTACTTTCTTTCGATGTGACTTTTTCTACAAAGTCCTTATATTTGTTTAGATCTACGTTCAATGTATTACTCCTTTAGTCTAATATGTTACTATTATATACTATCTGTTTACTGTTGTCAAGTTTTATGGTAAATATTTTTACAACAACCGTTGTTAAAAGGAGAATCCCATGATTAAAAATCTTAGTTTAAACCTAGAAGTAGGACAAGAAATCCTTGTTGGAAAGAAGAATGATAAGGCAAAGATAACAAAAATCGAATTCCATCCAAAGTCAGGGGAGGTATCCATTAACACCACAAGAGGGCCTAGAAGTGCGCTAACGTTTAGGTTGTGTCCAGATAAGGTGTATAGTTATTAAACTGTATTAGAATATTCTAATTATTAACGAACATACTAGGATCGTATGTTGCCGTTGCACCATCACTGTATTCTTGGCCAAAGTATGCTAAGTCTGCCGGTGCTTCGTCTTGCCATGCCATAATAGACCCGACCTCGACCTTTTGTAAATCGATCTTTTCGCCCTGCTCGTTCTCGATCTCAATCTTTCTCGTCCAACGTCCGTGTTCAATAAGAACCCAATCACCTACCTCGTATGGATCATTATTCTCAGAACCTTTTGCATAAACCTTCGCCCATCTTGGTTTAACGCCATGTGCCTTTGCATCATCCGATTGGATAATAATTCCACCGGCAGTTGTAGTTTCGCCGAAATGCATGTCAGTTACTAATACATCACCACGGATAGCCCTTACTTCGCCTTTAATCATTTTCAATTAACCTTTTTTTGATCTATTAATTACTTCTTCTTCAATTGCTCTAGGGTTTTTATCATAGTAGTCCTTAAGAATTTCTTCTCTAGTTCTTACTACTTTGCCGCCCTTACCAATTTCATCACCGCGAGCATTTACTTTCATATTACCAACTGCTGGTAATGTTTCATTTTTAAGATTAAGTTTTTCCATATCAATCTCTTTGCCGCGCATACTTTTAATTGTTGTCATTTTAGTCTCCTTGTTTAAAGAATTCGTTTAGTGGTATATCGTATTTAATCGGATTAATCTTATGGACCCCTAATATGTGAAGCACAAGACTCGCAACACTTGATCCTCTTCCAACACCCCATACTATATTGTTTTTACGTAATGTATCAACTATATATTTTACCTGTTTTAACAACATGATTAGGTTCCTTCTGGAAAATTCTTCCAATTCTACTAATGCTCTATCTTTATATTCCTGCGACTTACACGAATCTAGTATAAATTTTTCAATATCCATGTCCTTATAACTGTCAGGCATGAACCAATTATTTGTATCTAATTTGTTTTTTGGTTTGGGATAATCCAAGAATTCCTTCTCAATTCGTTCCATATACGAATCAGCATCATTCATAACACAGTGTTCCAGTATTTCAGGCCCGTGTTTTTTTATTCCTTGTATTACTTCGGTTATTGTATTAGTCGACATTTATTAGTTGATCCAAATCCTTATCTTCATCATTTGTTTTTGTAGGCTGCATTGCTCGTCTACGTAATTCATCTCTATATATTGTAACAAATGTTTGGAGTTGTGTCAACAGTTGTCCATTGCCTAAACGTGCGGCAGTGGTATATTTTTTGCCCAATTCTGATATTTTTTGGGTTAATTCAGTATCTGTAAGTTCTTTTGGGTCTTCTTGAAGAGGGTGAAACATTATGCAAAGGCGCCGACATATCTCATGTATATAACAGCAGTGCTATGTCTCCATACTTCAACAAACACAGGATCGGTTGATGATGTTAGTGTAAGCACTGGAGATCCGCTTGAATAACCTGGAAAGTCCTTGCTTTTAATTATAGTTCCGCCGGATGTTAAGAAGTTTACGGTTCTAGATGAACCGTCGCTGTAAAGTTCCAGCGTAACTTTTCCCATTCCAATTGGAGTCACTTCCGAACTAAAAACTGGATCTCCTGGGAAGTTAAGAAAGTCCATGGAAATATTTCCACCAACTCTATAAATTTGATAATCACCGTTTTTGTAATCAATGGTAGTAGGAGAAGCAGTTACAGAACCACCATCAAATTTTCCAATTCTATTATTAATTAGGACTGCTTTTGAAATTGAATTTAATTCGAAATCGTTATCTTCGTCCTTGTATGCAGCATTTGTAAGAATATCTGTCAGTTCATCCTTGGCACTCCTAAGGCTGTTTTTGATTGTGTCAGCGTTATCTCTAAAAACTTGTGTATCGTTATCCTGCCCTGCTACAGGGAAGTTTTCGTTAATGCTTAGGTAGTTAATTAAACTGTTATTAGATCTTGCCACGGTTATATCTCCAATTTTTTTATGTTAGTATTTATCATATATTAAAATCCGCCGACTGTAACTGTGAATTACGACGGACCATCACCTGAATTCTTGTCATTTGTGCTAGGTTTTGGTGGAGAATCAGTGTGTTTTGTAATCCTATCTTGTGGAAACTGTATGTATGTGTCCTGAATTTGACCATCCAATATATCAACTATGTATCTATCAGCAACAAAATCTATGGTCTTAAAGTCAAATGCATTGGCTTTTATTCTTGAAATTACAGCATCAGCCTTGCCTGGCTTTGCATAACATAGCACCAATGCCTTGGTAAATCCTAGTTCAAAGGTTGCTGTTGATTGGATACTGCGCATCCATAATGGTAAAAATTCTCTATCTCTTTCACCTATATCGCTAATTCTACTACGCATATTCTTGACCGAATTAGGAAATACTCTCTGTAGATCCGCATCACTTGCAAAAGGTATGTCGCTATCTATGGTTATATTATCATAACTTACCAATACTTTACTGTTGATGTTATCTTTCAATTCCACTTCATTGGAAATACTCTTTCCTGCTTTCTCATATTCGTCAATTAGATCCACGTATACAACTTCGTAAATTATTTTTTGTGTGATTGGATCCTTGGCTTGCGCTTTTTTAAGGGCACCAAATGTGAATCTTTTATTGTAATGGTTTCTGCTCATGGCTTGCACAACACCGTTTGCTGTTACACTTTCTATGCCTGCAAATATTAAACTCTTAATTTCTGTCTGAACTCCAAAGTTCTTATCACCATATCTATAGATATCGTCAGGTATGAACAAAGTTGAATCCGTAATAAAATTAAACCATTCTAGTCTTTTATTCTTGTTTTGCAATGCTTTTACGTATATGTTTGAAAAAGTTTTTTGACTGTTTGAAACTACGGTAATTGTAAATTTTCTTGTATCCTTGGCTAATCCTGAAGAATCCGATGCTTCCACAGTGATGGAAAACACTCTATCATAACTCGATGCTTGATTGTCAAATGTTGTATCATACGTTACGGATCCAGTGCTATCAACTTCACTGCTGTCTCTATCAAAGAATCTTGTTAATCCTTTTTGGTCGTCATCAGCAAATTGCGTAACCTTTCCAATAATGTTTCCGTTTGACAAAAATTCTAATCCGGGAGGAAGATCTCCTTCGGTAATCTTGTATGTAACTCTTCCACCATACAATTGGCTGGTTGCTTCAACGGAAAGTTTGCTAGGTTGATTTGGTTTAATAACTCCAAGATTTGTAGTAGAATTCCATGCAATCGAACTTTCAATTTCACCTATGATATCAACGGTGAATGTCTTATCGGTAGTTCCAACACCCAGTTCCCAATAGATGCTGTTAGCAACATCCGGAATTTGATTTATGTTTTCTTGTTTACAGACGTAAACAAATCCATCATACCTTACTGCTTCGTCTGGTTGATAGATTCTAGTTGAGCTCCAATCGCCGACTAGTGTATAATTTAATTGGGCAATGCTGGCAGGAAAGTTTACTGCCTTCATGGTAAATTTGTATGTTGTAGTAACTGCTGCCTGATAAGGAACCTTTCCAGCAAGTTCTCCTGTTGTGGTATCAAGAACCAACCCCGGAGGTAACGTGCTTGGTGTTCCGTCTGGATTGTTATCTACTAGGAAGTAACTTATTACTCCTGAAAGTGTTGGCGGATCATAAACGTCCAAGAACAGTGTTACATAATTGTTTGCACGATATCTGCCAAGATATGAATCGGTAATCCATAATGGAACTCTAGAACTAGTAGCATCTGCTTGGAATAAATTTGTATCAACTTGGACCAGGGTATTATCAGACTTTAAAAAATCTTCTGATACTACATAAATTTTAAAAATTCTATTTACTGCATTTACTCCGTCAGTAATTGCAATACCAAAAGTGTATACTCTGCTTAGTTTTTTTGGAACAATACCTTGTTCACCGTAATCGTAGTATTGATTATCATAGAAAAAACTATCAAATCCTAAACTGTTGTTCTTTGCTATATCCAAGGGCACCGTATCAAAGGATGCAGTATCATACGCACCCGTTATTGACGTTGCATAATCTATTGCTGGTATCGGCTTTGTAAAACCAGTTATTCTTCCAGTTTTTGAAACTGAAAGTCCGTAAGGTAAAATTCCACTGTTAGGAACTAGATAGTATTCTAAAACATCACCTGCTACAACATCTGAATCAGTTGCTTCCAACTGAAAATCAACCTGTGCATCATCGAGAACAAAGTATGCCTGACCAGGTCCAACGTTTAGAAAACCTTCTTGTGTAATCCATTCTGGAATATCAGCACCGTCAACACTAATTTTAAATGTTCGATCTTGTTCCTTGTCACCATCATCGGCACGTATAACAAATCTATATTCTGTAAATTTAGTAACTTCAGCAGGTGAACCAGTTATTTGATTTCCTGTAATAGTCATTCCTTTGGGGATTTCTCCCGCAATTAAGGAATATGTAATAGGATTGTTAGTATCGGTAGTCGCTTCTATAGTAACCGAGGTAATAATTCTTTCTTCAAAGTTTCCTAGGCTTCCTGCTGGCGTTGTCCAAGTCACTGCCATAAGTGTTTACCTCCTAGGTTAGTCCGCCGCAGTCGAGATCGATATCCGATGAATATGTTAGTGTCCCGAAATCTATGTTCGAAGCCTGTAGCGATAATTGAATAGCATTTGCGTAAGTTCCATTTATTGTTCCAAAGTCATAAGTTGTTAGATATTCAGTTACAGGAACTACTGTTTTAAAGTTTACGGAACTACCTGATGTTGTAACTTCGATATCCTTTGTGCCAGTCTCTGATAACGGTGCAGCGATACCTTGAAGTGTAATTTGTTCATAAGTAGATGCTTCAATGTTACCACTATCAGTATCAAATCTTATAAATGCATCTTCTTGTGTTGAATTAATAGTTAGATTGTCGGATCCTTCTTCTATTAGAATTTTTGTTCCGCTTACTAATGATTTAAATATTAATTCGTTGTTTACTTTTCCTTTGAAGACTCCTGCCGCAGCACCCGCATTAGATGCAGTTATCGTTAAGCCTGAATTTAATTCAGTAAAGTTAGCATTAACCTTCTGGAACGCTGTTCTTAGATCATCACCAAGACCATCGTTTACCAAGTTTCCTACATTAATTGTTTGTATGTCTGCCATTTCGCTTCCTATCTATAGTATGGCAACCAACTCAATTGCCCGTTTACATATACTTCTACATAACCCTGAGGATTAGCAGGATTAGCAGGTTGTGTGCTATCCGCTTTTTCGTTAAGTGTTAGTGCACCTTGTATCTCCAAATCGCTAGTAATATTTACCGATTGATCAATTGTAATAGCACTTGAATCCGTAGTAGTCATTACACTACCTGTAAATTCAAATGCGCCTAAATTTAAACTATTATCATCTAGTCCTAGTGTTGTATACAGTTCGTCAAAGTTTTGATTGATCTTGTTAAACGCTGTGCGTAGGTTATCACCCGTTCTGTCGTTTGCGCTTGTTCCGATGTTTACTGTTAGTTTAGCCATCTACTTACGCCCCCGTTCCAGCATTTAATGTTTTGACCAATGTGGCCAATCTATCCAGTGCCTCGCCCACCGTAGTTGGAGCATCTCCACTCCAGTCTGCCGGAGTTCCTGGATCGTAATACAGTGTTCCGTCCACTCCGTTTACTAGCATTGTTGAGTTATCAGCAAATACTGATCCTACGACATCACCAATGTGTGTTCCTCTAAGAACACCATTTGTTCCGTCAACCAACATCGTTGAATCATCGGCAAATACTGAACCAGTTACATCGCCTATGTGATAACCTGTGGTATCACCTGTAACTCCGCCTGATGCTACAATATTTCTGTTTGCATTAATTGTGTATCCAGCACCTGCTGTAAGATCTAAATCTCCCGTGGCAACAATTTGTATTGCACCAGTTGCCGTATCAACTACATATCCTGACGCACCTGCTAGACTTGGATTGTCCTGTGCTGGTGTGTTACCATCTTGGAATATGCTTCTAATGGTAGCAAGTGATGGTTTGCTAATAACCGGAGCAATGTATGTGTTATGGAATGCATAACCTAATGGGTTATTTGCTAGAATGCCTGCTTGAGTGCGCATATCATCTGTCCACTCTGGAGCAAGACTTCCACCGTCCCATAATTCTGTGTATTCAAACATGGCAAAGTTTAGTAGGAACAAGTATTCTTTTGCGGCTACTTCAAATGCATCTGCATCTGTTTTCCAATCATCTGGATTTTCTTGATAACCTGATGGATCCCACTTGCCGGCATCGTATGCTTCTTCCATTGCGGCATACAAATCACCTGTCTGCCAGTCAGCGGCTAAGAACTGATATAGTTTTATATCGTCTGCAGGTAACCCGTGCATGTGTAGTGTGTGGAATACGTGTTCAGTAACTTCTTGCGCGTCTATATCACCATCACCATATCCATCACCTGTTGAATTTAAATACCATACCATATCATTTTGAACGGTTGAATCAAACAATGGTGATAAGTTC